TATACACAATAACACCGGTTCCAATTATACAAAAAATAATAACCCCAAGAAATGTCTTAGACACCATTTTTGTTTTAATAGAACGAGATTAATCTAGTATACCATGGAACAACCCAAATATGATAGCGTAGTAAGCGCCGTCGTATCTGCGTTTCAAAAGAGAGCTGAAATTGGACAGAAAAAATATGGAACTACTCTAGATCGTAATGACCTAACTTTTTTGCAATGGATTCAGCATGCACAGGAAGAATTGATGGATGCTATTTTGTATCTTGAAAAACTCAAACAGGTAACAAAATAGGTTACTAATTGCTGTAGGCTAACCCGGCCATGCCACTCATGATACGGAGGATATTGTAGTTCACGGCGTATACACGAACATCAAACGTGCGATCCTGAGTCTCATCCATCGTTAGTTCACCGCTGATGTTCATGACAATTGTGGCCGTATCAATGCGGGAGAAGTTGCACGTACCGGACGGCTGGTGCTCCTCCGGCTTGAGAGCAAATGAATACATAAAGATACCACCCTGGTGAACAGGTAGAGCCGTTGTTGACTGAATTGTCGCACCTAGGCCACTGTGGTGCTGGTAAATCTGAGGCTGGTTAAAGTAATCACCATAACGCTTGTCCATGCGATCCTGTCCATTGATCTGGATCCACTGGCTGTAAACCGCCTCCTTATCATACGTAAAAGGCTGGAGACGAGTCGCAGATGCACGGTAGCCCTGAGCGAGCTTGCAGTTGCGGTACTCAGACGGCTGTACAACCCATACAAGTTCCTTAACAGGGTGGTTGAACGTTAGATCAACACGGTTATTGTAAGAAGCAATACCCTTATCTTCGTTGTACTGTGTCTGCTCGATTAGATACTCGTGGCTCTCCTGCGCCATACGACGACGCTCCTCCGTGTCTAGGTAGATATAATCGACATAGATAGCAGCCTGAACGGGCTGCTTTAGTGAAGCAACGGCAGAAGGAGTAGTATCGCCAGAAATAAATACTGCATCATTCCACTGGAGATCAATCTTTACCTCGTGGTACTGAAGAGCAATAAGAGGAAGGGCAGCACCAGGATTGCGAGTGTAAAAGAAAGGTAGAGGAATGTAGAGTGTATTCGGAAGAGTAGGCTTTCCTGATCCTGTATTGCACTGAGTAGGATCAGTGAATGTACTAACACTGTTTGTCGTTGTTAGGAATGATGTATTGGGACCACCGCCTACCATGTTCCAGAGCTTCTTGGATGTCACGAAATCAGACGTTAGAGAGTCCCAAAGGTACATCCACTCGCCATATAGACGATCGATCTGCTGACCACCGATATTGAGTTCAACATACTTGATTAAGTTGTAACCAAGACGACCCTGATCATTGTTAAATACACCGGTAGGCATTACAACTTCGAGGTATGTCGTGTAAAGTAGATCAGCGTGACGGCCAAGCACAGCAGAATGCTTCGTACCCCAAGCGGCCTGTCCAGTAAAATTTACACGAAACGGCTCCATGGCGAAGTTCGTGTGGCGCTTAAAGAGACCCTTCCAGAACGTAATTTGCGGATTGCCACTGAGGTATGCATCTTGGGCGCCACAGGCGACGAGCTGTAATAGACCACCACCCATTTGTCTTTATATGTTAAGCATACTGAATTTTTTAATGGTGGCGACGACGGCGCGTACGACGACGCTTGCCACCCTCTTCACCGCCTTCCTCACCACCTTCGCCACCGCCATGCTTCTTATACGTCTTCTTCGCCTCCACGATGACCTTCTTAAGGCCATCACCCTTCTTGTAGGTACCCTTTGACTTCATCTGCTTCATCGTCTTCTTGACATGCGTGAGCCACTTGTTTGCCATTTTTGTATTGTAGAGTAGAGTTTTTATACAACCACGTTGTAGATCGGACTTATTTTTTGCATAGGCTGAAAAGATACCGCAGGGTCAGGCTGAACAGGAGTCTTATATTTTTTCGGAGCGAGCTCGCGTAATGCTTCGGGTTTGAGAACTAGACTATTTTCCTGAAATTCACCAATGTATAATTCCATCATACTATCAACCGAACCATAATTCATCATGATCCACTGGCAACCATACGTAAATAAAATTTGAGGATTGTAGTTTGTTAAATCCGCACCGATGTCCGGAACAACCATTGTGATCGAGTTACGGTTATGCTTAATAAGCTCTTCGTGATCATATGTTTGGGCAGCTTCCATATATGTTAAACGCCGAAGGTGAGATGTTGACCATGAAATATTTACTAATTCTTCCATTAGTGTTCCTTTCATGTTACCACCACTTACAATAATAAGCTTGCGTTGTAAATTGCAAATGGGTTCTACAACTAAGTTCTTACGCTGATAGCTGTAGCTACTATCTAGCATATACGCACGACACGTTGTTTTCAATATTTCGGCACACGCATTGATAGTTGTTGTCTTATTTGTGTGGAATACTAAACTTAGCATAAACGGGTCAGAAGAAACAGGACAGCTGACACTGTTAAATGCATTATTTACAATCGAAACACAACACGCTTGGAATGGAACTGTATTGTACGCATAATCTGTTCCTAGCTTTTGGTTCTTTAGACCAACAACCGGTTTGCCATTTCCATCGTCATAAATATCTAGTTCAACAAGACGAGGACCAGCTTTGATAACAAGAGGCAAAATTGAATCGGATACGTAATCATATACCTTAGCTCCAGGGTATAANGAATATGAAGAAGATGCAACATAGTAATCACACAATCTCATATTAATAGGCGTTGTAGGGCAACCAATAGGAGCCAGCTTTGTTACCTTCTCATAAGCACTAAACGTAGATTTTGCTGTAAGTTTAGCTTGAGTATCCGAAGGTGTAACTGCATGATATACAGTTGTTGATATAGCCCATACAATCACAGCGCCAACAATAAAGGCAATTGCATAGACCCATGTAGACCCTGCAGGGACTTGTGAGATTAACTTTTCAACATATGACTGCTCCATTATTTACTTCCAACACGAAATAACATTCCACGTAACCCTCTTACAACATCATCAGGGATGCGTTCACTCATTGGAATATTCAGCAAACAACAGTAATGAAAGTACAGACAATACATTCCACATTCTGAGTCTTGGTATTGATGACGAATTTTATTATAACTCATTACCATGGGTTTCGAATGTACCTTTGTTGCATCCCACTGTTCTTTCCATCGTTTCATCAGAACCTGGATCTGCTTTTCGGGTTTCTCTGCATATGAATCGAAAAATGTAATTTTAGGGAATTCTAGTTCAGGACGAATATCACAAAATAATGCGATCCAATGCTGTCCAGGTCCAGTACTTACATCGGTATTGAAAATAATACCGATTTGTGTCTTACCTTGCTTATAAAGACTGCTAATATCCATAGAGCACAGCGAACTAACTAAGCATTGACCTGTTTTGCTTCGCTTATCAAAATCTATCGGAAATGCCCCAACAAATGAATAATTGGAAAATAATTTCATATACTGTTTTTCCAAGTCTTCAATTTCATCTGATGATAACCATTGTTCTGGATTTGTAACCCATGAGTCCGGAGCTTTCGGCTTTGATAACATTGAAGTTATAATGCATTCAGCAGTTCCGGTATTGCAATGAGAATGAAACCGCTTCTTTAATTCACTCCATACTTTTGCAATATCACCCTTTGGAATCGGTTGTTCCGAAGAATGCTCTTTGTTGTAAACAGTTCTCAAGTTTTCAATTTCATTCTCACTGAATGACATCCTTATCTTCAAAACGGATTATGTTCTTGGCAATTAAATGATAATAAAAATGCAGGATCAGGTCAATACTCTTCGCCAGCTAACTCGTGACTATCGTACGTATGATAATGAACTACGTCAACTAAATACTCGTATTTATGAACTTCGTGATGTTCGCAAGGGTGTAGAGCTTCTAATGATTGACATTCTAAAGCAGGATGCATTCAAGGAGTACAACAAGCTAAAGATTGAAGACGATGGATCGATAATCAAGATTCAGCGCCCTCAAACTTGGAACAAACCTTGGAGTATTTCACAGAAAGAACTAAAGACTCTTCTAGATTCATACTTTGATTCAACTCAAAACTCAAACTCTACAGACTGTTTCAATTACATTCTTACGAGTAAGAAAGCAACACTCCTTGCAGATGAATTTGCAATTACTCGAACGGTTGCAGAGTAAAAACGTTTCATATAATAATGGCATTTCCGGCAATATTAGACAATTTTGCTGATTTTTTGCGTCAGCAATCAGATAAAGCTGATCTTTTTATTGTTGAAATGAGTACACAGACTGCAGATAATATAATTGCAGCTCTTAACAAATTCAAAGAGGCAGATAGCCCCAAGCACAAGATAATGGCCGACAATTTTAGAAAGATAGTATCTAAAGTAGAAGCATCTGGAACACTTGAACCCAAAACAGAAGGTGGTCGTAAAAAACGGACAACGCGACGCAGAAAGCATAGAGGTACTAAATAATGATGTTGTATAACCCGTATAATACAAGCAATAGACTATTTTCAAAAAAAGACATTCAGTTAATTCTGTCTACACATAGAACAGAATTTACTGTTAAAAATACTAGCTTGTTTCAGACAGCTATGGTCCATTCATCTTATGTGAAAAAACAAAAATATACAACTCCTACAGGTGAAGAAACTGATCTTGCAGAATGTCCTAAAAATTGTTTGAGACTATTTGATGAAATATGAACGTCTTGAGCACTTAGGAGATACAATTTTGGGTGCAGCTGTATCTACTTATCTATTCAGACGGTATCCTGCTGAGAATGAAGGATTTCTTACAGACTTGAAGAAGGAAATTGTTTGTAATGAAAAACTTGGCGAGTTAAGTCAAAAATTGGGTCTTGATAAATTTTACATCATATCAAGACACAATGAAGAAAACTGTGGTGGTCGAGTAAATACGAAAAAGTTGTCTGATATTTTGGAAGCATTTATTGGAGCACTTTGGATTGATTCAAAGAATAACTTTGAAATTGTATCGTCATTTGTAGTTGCATTAATTGAAATGTATGTTGATATTCCAGAAATTTTAAGAAACAATCGAAACTTCAAAGAACAATTGCAGAAAATGTATCAGTCTAAATTTCATCATACACCTACATATGCAATTGTTTCATCTTCTACAAATTCCTATACAATGGCTGCTCTAGATAAAGAAGGAAATCATATTGGAGTTGGAACAGCACCTACTAAAAAGCAAGCTGAACAGTTAGCAGCAAAAGATGCTCTACGCATTATTTAGAACAACAGTGTTCTTAACACGAGGAATATGTCTCACAAGTAGTTCGCGCTGAGTTCCGCCAACAGACATATCGTCTCCTTCAGGAATACCTTCGATTGCACGAAGCGCTTCAGCCACCCGTTGCGGCTGATCAGCAAACTGTAGAAGAAGCTGTGTACGAATTTGAGATCTTTTTAGAGCAGGACGAGATGTGCGAACTGAACGTGAAATGTTACCTACTCCAGTTCCTTCGAGCGCAAAGTTATCTACTTCGTTTGCTTTCATAAACTCCAAAATAGCGCCTGAATTTTCTACTTTTTTCTTGTGGATCTCTTTAATTTGTTGACGTAGTTTACGTTCTTCATCATCTAGTGAGATCCAATTTTTAATCGTCTGGCGAACTTCGTCCATTTGTATATTTACATTGTTTGTATGAAAATTCATGCGTTTAAAATATGGATGAATCATCTACAACAGTATCGTGGAATTCACAACTTGAGTTAATTCTTTCTCAGGAAGGTGAAAGAGCGTTATGTTACTCATGGCTTCATAATAATTCTCAAAAACGATACACACGAATGGATACATACATTACACTTCCTACTATTTTATTATCAACTCTTTCTGGATCCGCATCAATTGGATCATCTTCAATATTTCCAGGACTAGCAAGTACAGCTAGTCTTGCGATTGGAACTTTATCCTTATCAGTTGGTGTACTAAATACAGTATCGAGCTATTTTGGTTGGGGAAAAAGATCGGAAGCTCATAAATCAGCTGCAATGACATATTCAAAAATACATCGTTTCATTATGATCGAGTTATCACTTCCAAGA